AGAAGTGTTCCGTATCGTCTCTTCTTTCCATATTAAATCACGTCCTGGAACTTGTGACCAGTGAACTTCAAGTGTCTTATATGTCGAACGTTTTTCAATTGCATCTGTCCACATCTTGTAGAATAGATTCAATCCATTAGGAGTTGAAACAATAATTACTTTAGATGTTTGTCCAGATGAGATAACAGGATAGGTTGAAGTGAAGAACTCAACTGCCATATTATGTGGAACGAACGCAAATTCATCAAGGAAGATTAAGTTATATGTACCGCCTCGAACACCTGCTGCTGATGTGGCATAAGCAAATATTTTGGAACCATTCTCTAACTCTAAAGAACCTTTGTTCCATGTCATAATGCCTTGCTGCAACCACGGGGGTAAGTATTCGTATGCTTTCTGAATACGACCTAGAATGTCTCTTGCTAATTGACCTTTGTTGGCAAGAATACCAATGGTATATTCTTCATTAAAGATTGCTGCCCATAACATATAACCAACAGTCGTGGTTGTTTTACCAACCTGACGAGGCATCTTTGCTATAGTGAATCGATTCTCATGGAAGGTACGAACCATGTCCTCTTGAAAATTCCACATGTCAAATGGAATAAGGCCACGATCAACGTTTACAATCTTGACATAAGTTTTGATAAAGTATACAGGATCTTCAGTACACTTTATTATTTCTTCAACTTGTTCTTGTGTATAGGATAGTTCAGTGCCTGTTCGTTTCAGGCGAGCATTACCAAGGTATCCGTCATCCATAGTTTACTTTATGATGCTTCTCAACATCCATCCTTTTTTCTGATGTGCTGCCAAAAGGTCTTGTAAAAAATTACCAACAGCAGGTTCATTTGCACCATCAGCAGCAACAATACCAGCACGTAAATGCAGAATGTATCGGTCATTATCAGCAGCAAGATCACGCATCATTGATATAGCATCAGGTATGTTTGTTGCTTCTTGAATGTCTGCTAGTTCAAGCATACGAGCAAGTGAACCTGGTGCGTATGAATTTAATGCACGAAGTTTTTCTGCAATATCATCCGTTTGGTTAAACACCGAAGTATAGAAATCATTCAAAAAATCGTGATATTGTGGGAAGTTTGGTCCCTCAATGTTCCAATGATATCCGTGTGCCTTTAAATACAAAGCAAAGTTTGTACCTAGAATTGTTTTGAGTTGTTCAATTAGTGTTTCCATTACGTTTCCTGTTTTTGATTTTTAAGCATCTTTACCAATTGTGCAGTAGAACCCACGAACACTGCTTTATCTATGTTCAGGTTATTTTGTGCTTCCGCTTTTGGTGCTAAATCTTTTTTACGTTTCTGTATCTCAAGCAAGTCTTTGTTCATGTCTGCCAAGTTCTTCATTAGACCAGACAATACTTCAAATGCTCTTGGGTGTTGACCATCTCTTGCTATGAGCATCAATTCGTTTACCGCTTGATTACCTTGAGTTACCAGTTCACGTATATTGTTTCGTGCAAAGTCTGCATCAGCATTTACTGGGTCAGCATAATCTACCACAGCAGGTAAAGTTTCTACTGACTGTGTTTCTTTAATTGGTTCAACATCAAATATTTCTGAAAGATTTGCATTTAGTTTTTTCATAATGTATTAGGATATTGTTTTATAGTCTCAATAAATCCAAAGTCATCACCTAATGATGCAGTTCCTGGATTAGTAGTAGTTTTTATTTGGACAACATTGAGTGAGTTGACATCGGTCACAACAACATTAAATGCTGCACCAGTGTAATCTCCAGTGAGTCTATCACCAACTTTGATAGTTTTGTTTGCACCAGTTACAATTAATACACCACTTGAAGAGTTGCTGAAATAATCTACTGTTCCGAACAATTCTGAATTGTTAGCACGAAGAGTCTCACCCTGTGCAAATGTTCCAAATCCATTCGCATAGTCAACATACACTTTCTGAATATCTTTGGTAGTCAGATCAATGAACGAATTAGTATTTGCAGTTTTAATATATTTACCAGAATGGACTGGTGGCCAGATGTAACTCTTAGCAGTAAATGTTAAGTCCCACAGAATCAATCGTGTAGATCCTTCATTCATTGCACCTTCATATTCTACTGTTGATGCTACCGAATCGAGTATAATTGGTACATTGTATTTTTGATCCATCTCAGGAATAAAGTCTACGGTAACATTAAAATCTGGTGTAAAGAATGGTAGAATTTGTTCGAGAATTTGTGTACCATCTTCTGTGTTGCGAACATAAATCGATAACGAAAACTGAAAGTTGTATGGTATAGGTACGAATTGTGTACTTACCGAAGTGTTATCTTGTTTAGCAAAATTCATCAGAGTTGAAATTTGCTTACGATTAACATCATATTCCAAACTATCAAGATTAAATGACATGCGTGGTACAACTGTGTTGATTGACTTGATCAGATTTGGATCAGATGTAATTGCTGTTAAAAAACGTTCTTTAGGTGAGTATGTGAGAGGTACTTTCCATTTTTCTTTTGGAACACCTGCTTGAGTGTATCGTACAATCTCTAAATCGTTAAAGAGTGTACCAAATACAACTACCATCTTGCGAATGGTACGATGATAGAACTGAGCGTTACCTAACATTACGGTTCTCCAAACGGATTATGTTCCGTAAAATCTATGATACCATCTGAGGCCGCTTCAATACGAGCATTATCAAAGATATCTTCAAATGCATTATTCATTGTAGCATTGTCGGAAATAACATTAATTGTCCAATTTGCACTTGTACTTGTATTACCTTTAAGTAATCCTGTGGTAAAATTACCTTGGACACGATACACTTCTACATATTGACCTGGTAAATAATCATGAACAACTGCTTGTGCTGTTGCTGATGATAAACTACTTCCTTGATATACTATCTCATCATTCAAATAATTACCGCTACCACCAGCAGACAAAAACAATCTTGTTTTTGGATAGTAATCAACAATTTGTTCGTCAATCATCTTAATTCCAGTATCGATAATCTCATTAGAGAATACATACTGTTTCATTTTCAATGCATAGACATATACATTACCACCACGACCACGACCTAATGTGTAGAACATGGTCTGTTGATCTTCATGCTCAACAAAAGTAATCTCAAAAAAGTTGTTCAGTAATGGCACAAATATTAAATCACCCTCACGTGGACGAGTATAACCATTTACTGTATATCGGAATCGTAAGCGTGATACCAACAGAGTTGCTTCGTCACGAATTTCTAAACCAAATTTGGAAATGAAGTCTTGCTCACCATCCATACCCGTAACATTCTCAAGATACATTTCAATTGGATGAGCAGTGCGATATTCTTTGAGTGGATCTTCACCAAATAAATAATCTACTTGATCACGTGTGGTACGTGGCATGTAATAAACATCCATACCATAGATTTTTAATGCTTCAATAACCAAATCCTCTACGAGCAGTTGCTCAGAGGTTATCTGATTAGCAGGAAAGTTATTGAAGTAAAAATTAGTTGCCACATTTATCCAGTCAGGATTTCCGATGGCAATGAACCCATCATGTATATTTCCTCTTCCATCTTTTCAATCTCTTGTATTGCTTCATCATAAATTCCTTGACCATTTAGTGTAACACCACCAGGCATTTGAATACCATTAAATTTTTTAAGATTGGAACCCCACTGACGTTTGATCAGAGCAGTTGCATACTTTTTCAAGAATCTATCATTCCATACATCTGTAACACCTTCAATTGTTGCAGTTGTATTCGTATAAGTTTGTGCTGTATTACCTATCAGTATTAATTGTGTTGGTGACTTAATAGTACCTACTTGTTTTTGTTCCGTTCCAATTGTAATAAAATCAAAATCAACAAGTTCTTGATCAAATATTGTACCAGTACCGGTAACAGTATTGGAACCTGGAGCACATGATATAGTACCCGTCAATTTAATTGTTTCTGGTTCCAATGCACGATAACATTCAATGATAACGTAATTTCCTGGTTGAACATCACGTGTCCAATCAATATCTAAAAATACTTTATTTTGATGACGATTAAAACGGAACTGTGGAGTACCAGAAAACAATAAATTTAATGTACGTAAATGTTGCATGGTAATTTCATATGACACATACGATACTGATGTAAAGTCATATAAATCATGCAGACGTAATTGATAACGCAAGTCAAACATATTAATTGATGCATTGGATAAATCAAATGGCATAACACCCGTAACAAATTGCACAGCATCAGGACAATAAATCCACTGCCGATTAATATCTTCAGCAGTAATGCAGTGTTTCATAAACAATTTTTCAGTGCCATCGTAATGATAGTCACTCCAAAAAGAAAGTGCTTCATCAATACGATCACTTACTTGATCATCATCAACGTTGATTTCGATCACAGGAAAACCTAACTTACGTAAGCAATAGTCTTTGAATTGTGTTCTTGTTTTTGGGTGTGCCATTATTGATTACCAGTAAATACTTCCTGAACCCGTAAATTTATAAATTTTATATCCACCAGCATTATTAAACTCGGGACTTCCAGAAGTTGTAGCATCTCTAAGTGAATTACCGTAACGTAAAATTAAAACTCCACTTCCACCACCACCAGCATTACCGCCACCGCCACCGCCAGAACCAGAACGTCCAGAACCATCTCCAGGTACTCTTGCACCATCACTATCTCGATATACATTACCACTATTATTACCAGCACCGCCGCCGCCGCGTCCACCTGTACCATTTTGAGAGTTACCGTAATCACTACCACCGCCACCGCCACCAGCATACCATACGGTAGATGTGGTTATAGCCGATGATGTACCACTTCCGCCATCACCACCCCAAGTGCTTTGTCCTGCAGGTGCTGGCTCTAACTGTGAGTCTCCCCCCGCAGCACCGCCACCTGCAGCACCGCCACCGCCGCCACCACCACCACCACGCTGAGGTTCGTTAAATCCAGGAGTGGGTGTAACGCCGCCATTACCACCACCATTGCCTTGTCCAGGTGTTCCATTTCCTCCAGGTGGTCTTTGACCTGAACCTACAGAAGGATAAGGTCTGGATCCACCACCTCCACCAGAACCACCATCTCTACCTGCGGTTCTTTCATTACCGCCACCGCCTCCACCAATATACCATCCAAAAATAACACCACCATTTTGCTGATTGTACATAGCAGTGTTGCCACCAGGATCACCGCTCCCACCTACAGTAATTACATAACTTGATGGACTTGCAGAAACCCCAACACCACCCGAAGTTCCAAATCCACCAGCACCGCCACCTCCACGACCACCAGCACCATTTCCACCACCACCAACTGCCAAAGTTTCAACTGATGATGGTGGGGTTTCTCTAGATGTATCATTAATTGTTATCTGGGGACTTTCTCCTACAATAACACCTGATGCACTTCCAACTCTTAAATAGATAGTAAAAGTTTGAGCGCCTTCGGTCGTAGTATCGGCGGTTGTAGATATTGAAAATGAACCCGAATTACTTGTTATGGTAAACGATCCACTAGAAGCACTAAAATCCGCAGCAGCAGTGGTTTGATTATTAATAGTCCAATATAAAGTATTTCCACTTGGAACACCTTCACCACCAGTTACGACATTATATGTTGTCGTAACACCTTCATTTATAGATGTTGATGGTGAACTGAATGAATACGATCTATCACCTATATTAACACTAGCACTGGTTGCTCTAACTGGTCCTGATATTGAAGTAGTTCTTATTGATACGGTAAATGTCTCTGTTCCTTCAGTAAACGCATCATTTGCTGCTTGAACGGTAAAAGAACCTGTACCTCCCGAAATCGTAAAAGAACCTGATACCGCAACAAAATCCGAATCTGATGAAGTAATATGATTAATTGTCCAGTATAAAGTTGTACTATTAGGTACTAATGTTGTTCTAACATTAAATGTTCCTGCTGGACTACCTTCATTCAATTGAGTTGGAATCGTATCAAAGTTATAAGATGGTACTGCACCACCAGTCTTTACACGCAATCCAAAAGAAGTTAAACTTGATGCTCCAAATGTAGATCCAAAAGTTGGCATATTACGCTCCTACTCCAAAAGCAGTGTTACTTGCTAAAACAATATAAGATGATGCAGTTTCTTTGATAGCAATAATGCTATAAGAATCAATAAAAGAATTAGGTGGGCTAACATTATAAGACGGTTTTGTATTTCCACCCCATTTAACAGTTTGTGCTACTCCATCAATTTGAACAGTTTGAATTACATACTGAGTTCCACCAACTGGTATTAATACTGCAATAGATGAAGATTGCCCAATATCTAAAACTGTACCTAATGCTGCGGTAGAATTTCCTCTTAGATTTACAGTAACATTCGACACAACATTACCTTGATAGTAATGAATGGCTGAGTCTAAAACATTAACTGTAATTGTTCCAGTTGCTGCAACTGTTGAGGTATTAATTGTCTCAATAATTCTAGAAGTATTAATTGAAACATTAGAAACAATATTATTTGAACTAACCGATTTTAATCCTAAATCATTACCTAAAATTGCAAGATCAACGATGTTATTAGAATTAATAACAGCAGTTCCAAGTAAGTTACCTGTGATTTGTCCTGCAACAATGTTATTACCGCGAATTGAATTATCAGTAATATTATTACCAGACACTGAACCAAGACCTAAATTGTTACCAGAGACTGAATTGAGACCTAGATCATTACCTAAAATCGAGCCATCTACAATATTATTTGAACTGATAATATTTGGTGCTAATAGATTGCCAGTGATCGTACCAGCAACAATGTTATTACCACGAATTGAATTGATGCTGATGTTATTACCAGATACCGAATTGATTCCTAAGTTGTTACCAGATACCGAATTGATTCCTAAGTTGTTACCAGAAACAGCAAGATCGCCAATATCTACTGCTATGACAGTTCCATTAGCAATGTGATTTGATGTGATTGCACCGTCAGCAATCAAGTTACCAGTAATTGTTCCTAGAACAATAGTATTGGAAGCATTGATAGAGTTGATGCTGATGTTATTACCAGAGACTGAATTGAGACCAAATAAATTACCTGTGATTTGTCCTGCAACAATGTTATTACCGCGAATTGAATTATCAGTAATATTATTACCAGACACTGAACCAAGACCTAAATTGTTGCCTGATACTGAGTTAAGACCTAAATCATTACCTAAAATTGCAAGATCAACGATGTTATTAGAATTAATAACAGCAGTTCCAAGTAAGTTACCTGTGATTTGACCCGCAACAATGTTATTAGCACGAATTGAATTATCAGTAATATTGTTACCAGACACTGAACCAAGACCTAAATTGTTACCAGAGACTGAATTGAGACCTAGATCATTACCTAAAATTGCAAGATCAACGATGTTATTGGAATTGATAATGGATGTTGCTAACAGATTACCAGTAATCGAATTTACAGCAATATCTACTGATGTTATAGTTCCATTTGCAATTTGATTCGATGTAATAGCACTATCAGCAATCAAGTTACCAGTGATTGTACCTGCAACAATACTGTTAGATGCATTGATAGAATTAATGCTGATGTTATTACCTGATACAGCACCCGAATCTAATTTTGGTCCTGTAACCGAACCATCAGCAATGTCTACTGCTATGACAGTTCCATTGGCGATGTGATTTGATGTGATTGCACCGTCAGCAATTAAGTTACCAGTAATTGTACCAGCAACAATGTTATTACCACGAATTGAATTGATGCTGATGTTATTACCAGATACGGCGCCCGAATCTAACTTTGGCCCCGTAATTGTGCCGTCAGCAATATCTGATGCTACAACTGTTCCAGCAGCAATGTGATTTGATGTAATAGCACCATCAGCAATCAAATTACCTGTAATCGTACCCTGAACAATATTATTACCACGAACAGAATCAGCGGCTAATTTTAATCCAATCACCGCAGTATTTGCAATTCTGTTCGATCCTATTCTTTGTGTGGCCATTTGTTATTTTCCTTTTTTATGCAAATGAAATGAATTAGTATTAAGAACACTTATTTATAACAGATAATCCTTACCTTCTAGTAATACGTGGGTATGTCGAACTTGTTCTTGTTCTAAAACCATAATTTGATTTTGGGTAAACATACCCCGTTCGAACCAACTGATAAAGTGCATTTCCTCTTGGTGTTCCCAATCCTGTACATGCATCCCATCCAGTATTTGCACCATATCCAACACCATAAAGAACAACATTATTTCCTGATGTTATATCTCTAAAAACATGAGTATTGATATAAAGCATGGGGTTCATAAAACCCATTCGTTTTCCAGATAACTGATTTAACCGTGCGACCAAACCAGCCCATAATGGCGAAACCGCACTGGTACCACCTGCTTGTATTCCAGAATTATCTCTCCCATAATAAAATGTATATCCTGTTGAGCCATCAGCATTACCAGCAACATCAGGGACACCTCGCACATTAATATTATTAGCACTAGAAGTCGTGGAACTTATTCCTGCTGAGTTTAGTGTTTGAAGAGCACCTGTTACATTTATCCTCCAATTTCGTATTCTACGTCCTTGCTGATAGGTAGGAGTTCCCCATAGTTTACTTTTACCACCACCAGATCCAGATCCATCATGATTCCAAACAACTTCAGTTTTAGTTACATTGTTTGCATGTAACAACAAACTTGTTCCACCACAACCCAAAACATATGGACTCGAAGCAATCATAGAAACTGTGTTGGCATATGCTACACCATAATCATATGGAATTGATCCATAGTCTCCAGATGAGTTAGTAATAGTTATTCCTAATACTGCTGCCGATGCCAAAACATCATTTATTCCTGCAAGATATGAAGAGTAAAATATCAACCATCCATCTTCAATATATCCCCAACTAACAGAAATAACACTAGGTGCATTGACTGTATCGTAAAGTGCGGCATTAAAAACATCAGCCAAAAATGCATTATTGTTTGGACCAAAATATATAACTTGTTTTGCTTTTGGAACTACTACTCCAACTACAAAACTATCTAGCATGACTTCAGCAGATGAACCAATATCATCTGGATTATTGGTAGCACCTTGCACATATACATCACTGATATCAGGAATTGTAAATCCTTGATTCGTAAAACTGCTAGTCAAATTATCTTGTGTATAACCACCACCAAATTGTAAAATTGCAACTGTTTGTCCGTAACCATCTGAATTTGGAAAATTATACGCTTGTGCAACTTGTTTTGGAGTCAATGGTACTGAACCTGCAATCGCTGCTGCTGGACGCATTTCTGCAGGTATATTTCCATTTTCATCTAATTGATAACCAGTAAGCATAGGTCGTAATGCACCCTCAAAATAATTATCTTGTCCAGAAATCTGTAAGATAATATCTTTTAATTCGGCGGGTATGCTTAATTGACCAGAATGACTTCTATATGTTTTTTCACTATTAGTTATTTCATTTAGCGTTGTATCAAATGCATTATTGAAAGAACCTATTGTTCCTGTCAATGTTATTGTCGCAGCATCAGCATGACTCTTATCTACGGTAAAATTATAATGTTCCGCAAATTCACAAACTAAAGCAATATCTTCATCTGATGAAGAAAATCGTTTGCTAAATTCATCTCTTGATAATGGACTTGCAGTTCCATTTAAAATTTGATCGGCATAATCAGAAACGGATTCGGGTCGTCTAATAAAAAGTTTTATTGTAATTTCTTGATTGACATCAGATGCAATCATTGATTGAACATCATCTGTTATTACACCAGAACTATCTTCTAACGTAACTATTGTTGAGAAATCCATATTAGACTTCCAATGGTAGATATGTTAAAGTAACTGTAACTGTATTTGTTCCATTACTATTATTATAAATTTTTAAATATCCATTTGAGTTTACAGATACATCATCATTCATACCATATACTGCAGGTGTAAAGTATGTTACATTAGCAGCAAATCCTGTGGTAATTGATTCAGCAATAACACCACTTCCTGGATTCGGATCAGTTGTAATACTACGTGTCCAATCTGCATTTGCCAATGCAGTGTTGCTATACAAAGTAACCCATGCACCAGTGGATACTGCTATCTTATACAGAACATATCCTTTTGCCATAGTTACTATTGCATTTGCTGAAGCATTTACAGCAAGACTTGCAGTAGTAGTTGTTATTGTAGTTCTAGTAAAGCCAACCAAACTGTTTGCTTTATTGAATGCCGCATTTGCTTGAATAAATGATGCGTTTGCTTGATTACGAACGAAGGTATCAGTAGCATTATTTGCAGCATTAAATGCGGCATTTGCTTGATTACGAGCCCACAGATCAGTAGCATTATTTGCTGCATCAAATGCTGCATTTGCTTGATTGAATGCTGAGTTACCAGTATTGAATGCCGCATTTGCTTGATTACGAACAAAGGTATCAGTGGCATTATTTGCTGCATTAAATGCGGCATTTGCAGTAATGAATGCAGCATTCGCATACTGACCAGTTGCATTCTGTGATTGATAAGCAGAGTTTGCAACAATAAATGCTGCATTTGCTTGTCCACGAACCCACGTGTCTAGTGCATTATTAGCAGCAGAGAATGCAGCATTGGCGGTATTGTATATATTATTTGCATATGGAAGTATATCAATATTCTTAATTGTTATAGTTGTTGAATGTAGATTTGCATTCAGTGTATCAATCTGAAATGTTGGATCATCAATAAGAATATTATTATTGGCTGTTATTTGTGGTACGTAACCTTTGAATAGATGCCATTCTTTTGTTCCTGCATCACGAATCAAACCAGTATGTGCATTCACACCATCGTTATAATGACCAACAAATCCAATATCAATTAAATCTGTGGTATAGTTATTAAGTGCAAACACGTACAGCGGTGAAGTGCTTGTTGTACTTCCAGCATTGATAGAATATGTGTTACCAATAACTGTTAAGTTACCCGAAACAACTAAATCTTGAGATACTGTAAGATTACCAGATACTACACCACCATTATTTGCATCCAACGAGTTATTAGCACGAATGAATGCTGCATTTGCTTGATTGAATGCTGAGTTACCAGTATTGAATGCCGCATTTGCTTGATTACGAACGAAGGTATCAGTAGCATTATTTGCAGCATTAAATGCAGCATTTGCGGTGTTCCGTGCAGAATTTGCTTGGATAAACGATGCAGTTATACTATTGTTTTGTGTTGTATCTATACCAGCAATAGAATTACCTAAAACAAAAGCAGCATTAGCCGTATTCAGTGCAACGGTGATAGAATTGTTTTGCGTTATATCAACGCCGTTGATTAAATTGGCAGAAGCAAAAGCCGCATTAGCAGTTGTTTCGGAATATGCAATTCTATTATTCTGCAACAAATCAACGCCGTTGATTAAATTGGCAGAAGCAAAAGCCGCATTAGCAGTTGTTTCCGAATATGCAATCCTATTATTTTGCGTTATATTAACACCGTTGATTGCATTAGCAGATGCAAAAGCAGAATTAGAAATGTTACGTGCAACAATATCAATAGCATTAGTCGTAGCAACACTATACGCAATATTTGCTGTTAGATAAGCAGAACCAGCAAGATCAGAGGAAGAGTTAGCAGTAGTAAAGGCAGCATTAACACGATTACGTGCATATTGATCCGTTGCTGCCGCAGAAGCAGAGTTGGCAGCATCAAAAGCAGCATTAGTACGATTTTGTGTATCAACAAATCTTGAAGAAAGATTACCATCAAGTTTTATAAAACTAACAGAACTATCGTTTATAACATACGCATTCGTTGATGAGTAAAAAGATGTAACATGAACTATATCATCTTCAGCAGGAGCATCATCTAAGAATGTAATTGTTTTAGTGACTGTATTGACTGTGTATGCGCTAGTAGGTTGTAAAACTCCACCAATAGATACCACTAATGAAGCAACACTTCCAGGATTAAATCCTAAAGAAAATGTTGTTGTTTCACCATCTCCGGTTGTTTCAAAAAGTGACGGAGTTACAAGGGTAGGTAATGCTTGATAATAACTTATATTAGCATTACTATAAAAAGAAGCAACACGAACTAATTCATCATTCTGAGGAATTTCACTAAAGGTAATAGTATTATCGGATGTATCAACTGTATATGTACTGATAGGTTGTATAATACCAGAAATTGATACCATCACTGCTTCTCTTGAAATAGGATTAAATCCTAAAGAAAATGTTGGTACTGTACCATTTGATGTTGTTTCAAATACGACTGGTGCCAATGTAGTGACAGTATTTGCTTGAGCAAGAGCAGCATTAGCAGTATTCAGAGCAACAGTGATGGAGTTGTTCTGTGTTAAATTAACTGCTACTGCACCATTAGCAGCAGTAAATGCTGCATTTGCATGATTGCGAACATACGTATCTGTCGCATTATTAGCGGCATTGAATGCGGCATTAGCAGTAGAGAATGCCCTATTAGAAAAATCATAGATGTCAATGCCATCGTCACTAAAAAGATTTGCACGAACATTTCCACTAACAGTCAATTGACCTGTGGTTTTATTGAAAGTTAATTTTTCACTAGAACCAACAGAACCAGCATCATTGAATTGTATCTCTGTATCTAAACCCGATGGGCCAGTAGAGAATGATGTTACTACTCCTGTGGGCGTTGAATAGAAAAGAACTCCATCTCTTGAGTTAATGGCAATTTCACCATTAGCCAAAGAAGATGGTGTATTTCCAGCAACAGTAGAGTGCCTAATCTGAAGCAATGTATTTGGAGAAGATATAGTTGACATTTACTTTTAAAAAGAACTGCCATCAGCAACATTATCCATATTAGTTTTAGAATTTGTTTTTTTAACTTTAGACATAATAGGTTCTTTTTTTTCTAAACTACCGCTTAGTTCTTCTATCTGTTCATTCTGTTTTTTCAATTGATTTTCATTATCAACAATTGTTTTAGATTGCGTTTCAATTAAAGCAGACTGTTCAGTAATTTTTTTATTCTGTTCTTCAATTATAGCAGATTTTTGATTAATCTCTTCTCGTAGAATAACATTCTTCCTCATCTCTTCATTCAAAGCAGATTGTATTCGAGTTTTTTCATCATGCAAACTCTGACCCACATTTGCACGTGGTTCTAACTCTGCAATTTTTTTAAGAGCGATATCGTATTCTGCTTTCAAACCATTATATTCACCATTCAGTAAATTTAATCTCTCATCTGATTTATTATTTTTTTGCGCCTCCTCAGCCATTTTTAACTGAGTTTGAAACATCATATTCTGCTTGATAACCGAATTAAAGTTATCAAGCAGAATTTCCTGATACGCATTTGAAAACTCCACACTCATAACAACTCCTTCACATTAATTATTAAAATGTACCACCTTGTATATATCCGAACACTGGAGCGCCTGAACTATTGATAATCAGAACATGACCTTCAGTAGAAGAAGATGCTGTAGTGAAAGCACTTGTACCTTGACCAATCAGAACACCATTCGTTGTAAATGTTCCAGCACCAGTACCACCACGGGTTACACCCAATTCACCAGATGTAATCTGACTTGCACCGATTGCGATTGCTACATTAGAAGCAAATGTTAGTTGACCATTAGCGGCAGTTCTGAATGCAGCAATCGTATTTGCATTACCATAACTTCCAGCAGTTACACCAGTTGCACCTAACACATAAGGATTGACTGATGTATAGGCAAGAACACGAATACGTTCACCAGCATCAGGAGCATCACTAAAGTTAATCGAAGTGTTTCCAGTTGTTATTGTCCACGTACCTTCGTATTGAATTATACCATCAATCGAAACAACTGATGCGGAACCATCTGAAACTGGAGTAAAACCAAGATTGAAAGACTTAGTTGTACCATCACCAACGGTATTGAATACGGATGCTGATGCTGTTGCGTATGTATTTGCTTGTGTAAACGCAGCATTGGCATGTCTGAATGATGCATCACCAGTATTTTGTGCGGCAGTAGCAGCACTTGCAGCACCATCAGCAGTTCCTTGTGCGGAACTAGCAGCACTTGCAGCCGAACTAGCAGCACTTGCAGCCGAGTTGGCATTAGAGTATGCAGCATTAGCATGATTGAATGCCGAGTTTGCTTGATTGAATGCAAAAGCAGCAGCAGCACCAGTGTTAGCAGCAAGGAACGCAGCGTTTGCGTGAGCAAAAGAAGCAGTAATACTATTGTTTTGTGTTGCATCAGTTGCAGTAGCAGCATTGGCAGCAAGGAATGCAGCATTCGCAGTGTTGAATGATGCAGCAAGTGTTGGTACAACGTTGATGCCACCAGCAACAACTGAACCTGATGTGATTCTACCTGGTGCAGTAAACGCATTGTTAGCAAATGTAAATTCATTTACTACAGTACCAGCATCACCAGTTTGAATCTTAACTGTATCATATCTATTAGATATCAGATTGGTTTCATTGTTTAGTGATAATTTGTTTCCACCAAACGAACCACCGAAGATACCTTGATTAGATTCAATACCAGAAGCACCAAACTGGAATGTTTGACCAGCAGAAGAAATTGCTACAATGCCTATATCACTTAGAGTCAGTTTTGTTGTACCACCAGTAGATGTAAAGGCACCGTTTGCAATAACATTACCAGCATACACATTACCTGTAATACCGACTGTGCCAGAAATCGAACCACCGTTGTTGGCATCTAACGAGTTGTTGGCACGTATAAATGCGGCAGCAGCAGCATTCGTTGCAGCAGTGATGTTGGTATTCTGTGTTACACTGACTGCTTCCGCATATGTGATGTAAGTATTAGAATTAGCAAATGCAGCATTAGCAGAATTAAATGCAGCATTGGCTTGGCTTGCAACTTGTCTGAATGATCCAACTGCGGCATCAGCAATTTTAATATCTTGAACGCCACCAAGTTGTGCAGTATCAAGAGTATTAACTTTAGTGTTACTGATTGTTAAACCACCAATATCGATAGTTCCCGCACCAACAAACAACGAATGCCAACGCTTATCTGGAGAACCTAAGTTCCAAGTAACATCAGCAGTTGGTTTCAGAGTACCAGTAAAATCAACATTACCAGTAACTACACCACCGTTGTTTGCATCCAACGAATTGTTAGCACGAATAGATGCGGCATTAGCAGTATGGTATGCAGCAGTAAGAGTTGCTTCTGATGCAACAAAGATTGAAGCGTTACCATTATTGGCTGCCCATTTACCAGCAGATTCTATCCACAGGAAAGAAGAGTTCGGTTGTAGACCACGATCAACTTCAAATCCGGAGTCTTGTGTTGGAGTTCCATTTTGTGGTATATCAGCGTTCAGAGTGATGATGTTATCACCGATTAACTGATTTACGGTATTTACATATGTCGTTGTGCCATTAACAAACAAGTTGGCATTGATGATAACATCACCAGTAATCGTTCCACCATTGTTTGCATCTAACGAATTATTGGCACGTGTATATGCAGCATTAGCAGTATTCAGCGCAACAAGGATAGAGTTATTTTGTGTTACATTTACACCATCAATATTATTCGCTGAAGCAAAAGCAGCATTCGCATGAACAAATGCTGCTATGATACTATTATTCTGTGTTACATCTGTAGCAGTAGCAGCATTAGCAGCAGCAAAGGCAGCAGCAATAGAATTGTTTTGTGTTACACTAACTGCTTCGGCGTATGTAATATAACTGTTAGAATTAGAATAAGAAGCATTAGCAGTATTCAGAGCAACAGTGATGGAGTTGTTCTGTGTTAAATTAACTGCTACCGCGCCGTTTGCTGTGTCAAAGGCAGCATTGGCATGGTTACGAACATACGTATCTGTCGCATTGTTAGCGGCATTGAACGCGGCATTCGCATGAAAGAATGCGGCATTAGCAGTATTAAATGATGGTTGAATCTGCGGGAATACGTTATTCGCAGCAGCAAACGAAGCGTTGGCATGATTCCATGCTAGTTGTTGTTGGTCTAAGTAAAACTTACCACCAATAGCAATTACGCCATCACCACTTGGCGAACCTATAAAGAATGTATTACTGGCATACGAATATGCTGGTTCTGCTGTCGCCAGTGTAGTCGGTGCGGCGGTTCCAGTAGAATATTTTAGTTGAATTCTTGTGACTGCTGTTGACATTATAGGTCCTTTATTATTATTATTGTTAATTGTTATTTAATAATAACATTTATTTTGTTGTTTCAGAGACTATTTAGCGTTACTTACTTTTCTATTAGAACGTTCCACCAACTATATTTGCTGATAAATTACCAGCAAAAATAACATCTCCAACTACTATTCCACCATTATTTGCATCTAACGAATTGTTAGCACGAATGAATGCGGCAGTAATTGAATTATTTTGAGTTGCATCAGTTGCCGTTGCAGCATTAGCAGCAGCAAATGCAGCAGTTATGCTATTGTTTTGTGTTACACTGACCGCTTCGGCGTATGTAATGTATGTGTTAGAATTAGAATAAGCAGCATTAGCAGTATTCAAAGCAACAATAATGCTGTTGTTTTGTGTAGTATTAACACCATCAATATTATTGGCAGATGCAAAAGCAGCATTTGCTTGGTCATATGCTCTGCTAGTGTAGATGTATAAGTCTACGTTACCATTTGCAGCAAAGATATAGTTGGTAAAGATGGCATTAGCACCAGTGATACTACCATTTGAACCTGTTGTTGTTAATGTGTTAGATGTTAAATTACCTACAATTATTACATCGCCAGTAACTCGACCACCAATGTTTGCATTTAGTGAATTATTAGCACGAATGAAAGCAGCATTTGCAACGTTGCCAGATGCATTCTGACTTTCATAAGCAGAATTTGCTTGTATGAATGCAGCATTCGCCCAAATGAATGAGGCATTAGCGTATTGACCTGTAGCATTCTGCGATCCATAAGCAGAATTGGCATGGATAAACGCAGAGTTTGCATATTGACCTGTAGCGTTTTGACTTTGATACGCAGCATTAGCATGATTAAATGCGGCATTTGCCTGTAGTAAAGCAGCATTAGAAATTATAAACGCAGCATTGGCTTGAACAAATGCAGCATTGGCATACTGACCTGTTGTATTCTGTGCAGAGAAACCAGCATTTGCCTGTAGTAAAGCAGCATTAGAAATTATAAACGCAGCATTGGCTTGAACAAATGCAGCATTGGCATACTGACCTGTTGTATTCTGTGCAGAGAAACCAGCATTTGCATGAAGGAAGGCACCGTTAGCAACAATAAAAGCAGCATTGGCATAGGGTGCGGTTGATGCAAAACCAACACCTTCATATCCAACGCCATCGTTTGTAAATGTCCAACGATCTTCAGTTTCATTCCACAACATGTACACGTTTGCAGAAGATCCACGATCAACTTCAATACCAGCATCCACCATTGGTGCCGATGCCTGATTGATTGCGGCATTGAGTGTGATGATGTTATCACCAATCAATACTTGAGATGTGTTTACATAAGTCGTGTTACCAGTAACGAAAAGATTACCTGTAATGCGAACATCGCCAGTAACTGTACCACCATTGTTTGCGTCTAACGAATTGTTGGCACGAATGAACGCAGCATTAGCATACTGTCCAGTTGCATTCTGACTCTGATATGCAGAATTAGCATGTAAGAACGAACCATTGGCAATAGTGAATGCAGCATTAGCATAAACACCAGCAGAGTTGGCGGAAACAAAAGCCGCATTGGCATATTGACCTGTTGTATTCTGAGCAGAGAAACCAGCATTCGCATGAAGAAATGCTGCAATAATAGAATTATTTTGAGTTACATTTACCGCTTCATTGTATGTAATATATGAATTGGAATTTGCAAACGCCGCATTTGTATGAATATATGAACTATTGGCATGAATAAATGCGCCATTAGAAACAGTAAACGCAGCGTTAGCATATTGACCTGTAGCATTCTGTGATAAGTATGCAGCATTTGCATGATCAAATGCAGAGTTTGCTTGGAGTATTCCAGCATTAGCAACTATGAATGATGCATTCGCATAAACGCCAGCAGAGTTAGCAGCAGTGAAAGCAGCATTGGCATAAACACCAGAAGAGTTAGCGGCGACAAAAGCAGAATTTGCATATACCCCAGCGGAGTTTGCAGCAGTGAAAGCAGCATTGGCATACTGGCCTGTTGTATTCTGTGCAGAGAATCCAGCATTCGCATGTAAGAACGCACCATTAGCAGCAGCAAAAGCCGCAGTAATGCTGTTGTTCTGAGTAATGTTTATACCATCAATATTGTTGGCAGAAGCAAAAGCAGCATTAGCAGTATTCAAAGCAACAATAATGCTGTTGTTTTGTGTAGTATTAACACCATCAATATTATTTGCTGATGCAAAAGCAGCATTGGCATGAATGAATGCCGCAGTAATCGAGTTGTTTTGTGCTGCATCGGTTGCTGTCGCAGCATTTGCAGCAGAGAATGCAGCAGCAATTGAATTGTTTTGTGTTACACTGACCGCTTCATTATAGGTAATGTAACTGTTGACATTAGAAAATACTGCATTGGCATGAATGAATGCCGAATTGCCAGTATTTAATGCAACTATGATACTATTATTCTGTGTTACGTTTACACCATCAATATTATTTGCTGATGCAAAGGCAGCATTGGCATGAATGAACGCCGCAGCAATTGAATTGTTTTGTGTTAAATTTACTGCTATTGCATCATTGGCAGCAGCAAAAGCAGCATTAGCAGTATTGTACGATGGTTGGATTTGCGGGAATACATTATTCGCAGCAGAAAACGATGCATTGGCGTGATCAAATGCAGCATTTGCTTTTATAAACGCGGAGTTGGCATACTGACCAGTTACGTTTTGTGAACTAAAAGCAGCATTCGCTTGTATTACTCCAGCATTAGCAACTATAAAAGCGGCATTTGTTTGAGCAAAAGACGCATTTGAAATATTATATTGAGCAAATAATTGATCAATATACTTTGGACCACCAATCTCAATAGCACCATTACTATTAGCCGTGCCAATGAATAGAGTGTTACTTGAATATGAATATGCAGGTTCGCCAACATTTAATGTGCCAGGCACATTACTTACTAACGAACGTTTTATTTGAATGAGTGTATTAGCCATTTAAAAACTTAAAAAGTTCCACCATCTACATTCGTGACGGTTGCTGATAAATTTGATGAACTTTTTGTTTCAAATTTACTGTTTGCTGCACTGTATATAATTGTATATCCATCCTGAAGTCCAGTAGTATCTACATCATTAATTTCTGCAAAAGCAACATTAGGTTTGGGCCGATAATTTGGTGAAGTTATTGTTGTTCTATTCGGTTGCGATATTACAATCTTACCGACACCTTTTTCAGATAACGAAACGTTTCCAATATCTGCCATGTTTTACCTCGTAACGGATGGTAATACAACTGCCGTACCTTCTACGACACGGGTCACAGAATTGTCTACGGAATTACGAATAGTCAAATCATAGACATAGCGACCTGGAGTAAGATTGGCAGTGTTTGCTGCGGTCATTGTAAGAGTAATCTGCCCATTGGCATTACCAGTAATAATAGCCGACATAGTATTTGCAGATGAGGAATAGTAAGACTTGCGTAACTGAGAAGAGGCAGAGTAATTTGTAAGATTTACAGCATCGCCTTGATTGTCATTAACAGATACAGTTGAAACTAAATTTGCACCTTGTTCTATTGTAAGTTCTACATAAGCAGCCAAGATTTTCTCCTTTTAATGGTCTATTTAGTCAATCATATACCGCTAATAAAAAACCCCACCGAAGTGGGGTTTTGACAAATATGTTTATGCTATATTATGTTCGAACCCAATTACCAAGTTCTTCGTCCCAATCATAATATACACGTTCATTAGGATCCATTGAATCCGTATTGGCATCGGATGGTAGGGGCACAGGAGCCTGATAAGATAATGTTGTTGTGTTTAAAACCCATGATGGAAATGGTTTTGGGGGTATAAAAGCATCATATTGCTCATTATATGTGTAACCTTGAAAGGCATAACGAACACGGAAATTGGCATTATACGATGTTTGTTTCCATTTACTTCCAAATAAATTTTCACAAAAAGCAATTCCAAGGGCTTCTTGTTCAATACCATTTTCATCAAGTAGTTCATTATTATGAACAACAATTACTCTTAATACTATATTGTTTTCATCTAATTCAGCAAAATGTGCCATTTTTAAAACGCTCCTTCTTTAGTTGCTATTATTTATAAACATAAATTTTAATTGGATAAAACAATCCAACCTGAACCCGTATGACCTTGAAATTGTGCTCCTGTAGTAACAAATACCATCATTCCCGATTGTGGTGCAGTAATTGTAGAATCTCTTGTGGTATTACTTGCAAATACTGGTAATCTAAATGTTGTGTTAGCGGTGAAATTTGTAATTGCTACATTTGAATTCAATGCATTACTTGTAATCGAAGCAGCAACAATATTGTTACCCGAAACCGAGTTGAGTCCAATTACATTACCACTAATAGAACGTGTGACAATTTGATTTGCAGTGATGGCACCAACTGGAATCAAATTACCAGTGATTGCACCAACAGCAATGTGATTACTTGTTATAGTACCAGCAAGAATATTATTACCACGAACAGTATTGGCAGCAAGTTTTCCACTGGTAACAGAACCATCAGATGGCACTTGAGTTGCCGAACCGTTACCCATATGATGAACAACGATATTGTTTGTGCCTGACGCTGGTGCTGATGTGAATGAAATCATATCGCCGTTGAGTGTATAATCAACACCTGGTACTTTATAAACACCTGAAATGAATACAGCAATAGATGCTACACCTGCAGGAGCACGGGTTAGTTGTCCAAATGTTATAGCAGAACCTGTGCCACTAAATGTGTCTATAATGAACGGTACTGATGAAACTTGATTGCCAATGTATGCCATTTATTTTCCTATTATTCGTGTATCGGTCTTACTGGTGGTTCATCAATAGGCTTTGGAAAATCTTCATTTACTTTTTTAATTGAATTATAAAACTTTGTTCCTTTTCCTGGAATTTCACGAGAATCCATAGCATCCCACAAATCATTAATCAACATAACGATATCTGGATAATTACTCGCACGATCTAAAAAATATTGCCAATGTTTAACAAATTTTTCTTGATACTCCATCTCTTTAAAAATTTCATTTTTAGTTGGTGGAGTTGATCCCGAAGAATCTTCCCAACGAGTGAATTCAAAATGTCCACCTTGCGCCAACAAATCATAATGTGCTGTTGGACGTAATGCTTTAATTGCAGTATCTATTCCACATACAAGTTTATTATTACTACCAATTAAATATTGTGCATAAGAAATTTGCTCATTATTCATTCAATTACTCCTATAAAAAAATTATTACTCAGTATTTATGATGGGAAATTAAATGATCCCAATTCTATTTTTAATTATACCGAATTGTACGGTAAAAACGTTTGATTAATACCTACGGTGTCAAAAATTGCAGTTGGTCCTGGTGAAAAATTTGCAGAATATCGTGGGTAATCTTTTGTTACCCTTATAAATTGCATATTACCAATAAGTGATTCACTACTTTCTGATGTACCGTCGGTAAACAAATCTGGTCTAGTCTGTCTAGCAATATAATTATTTGTATCTGTATACGTGTCACCTGAACGAACGCCATTTATGTACAAAGATGTTACACCACTTACACGTTCAACTGCTATGTGAACTGGCGTACCTAATGTTATAGGAGCACTGGTAATTCGAGTTGTATTAACCACAACAAGTAATATACGGTTTGATGTATCTATCTTTATCGCAAATGCAACATCAGTAGTCAATTCTCTAAAATCAATTAATGTTTTTCTAGATGGAACATAATCAATTGTCCACCATCCATCCACACAAAAATCTGCCGTACCAAAGGCGAAATTTCTTTGATTCTGTGGTCCAACAAATCGAACATAATGTCCATTACCATCAGAATACAGAGAACCATTACCATTATATTGATTAAGAAATTGACTTGATGATGAAAAACGAACAGTCCCCACATTATCGGATTGATTTCCTACCGTAACTGTTCCTGGACTACCAGCAAAAGTAAATTGATTTTTCTGTGTTGCATCCCACATTGGAGGACCAATACTTCCACCAGCATATCCATTAATAAACAAACTAGCACTATCGGCACTCACTGGAGTTGTTGGAACTGTATATGTAGTACCATAACGGGCAAATCTAGAATAACGAAGTTGAGTGGTATAACCATTAAAAAATCTACTACCTTCTAAATTATGTCTACCAGAGATTGTTGGATATAATGTAGCATCATTAAAATTATATATTGCTGCACCAGTATCGGATTGTATATCACCTGCTTGCCCATTCGTATATACTTTGAGTACATTATTTTCTCTTTGAACCGCAAAATGTGTCCAAGTGTTTGAAATTACTCCACCACTCGGTCCATATAAAACAGTTGATGGAGTTGCTCTGCTGGCAACAAATGCCAGTCTACGACTTGATGTATTGACATAGATACTAAAATAATCTTCACTCCCACTTCCCATTGTAAACACTAATTGTGAATCAGCATTTGTCGTTGGATATATCCAACCATCTACACAAAAATTGCTGGTGTTTGCACAAAACACATATGTTGGTTGCGTATTAGGTACACCGTTAGGATAATAACCATCCCATGTTATTGATGTGTTGACTGTTGCTGAACCATTCCAATAGATACTAGAAATTTTATCACTAGATGGAAAATTAGTAGTAGAATACGTATCTAATGAACCTGTTATAAAACATGAGGGGCGTGGTATACCTCCACCATCACTAAGTCTAGGTATTACTGTTTGCGGATTCAATACATTTCTAAAGTTATTACTGTTTCTCAGATCAAAAACATTAGTTGTTCCTTTTCTGAAAATTAATCCGCTTATTTGACCAACAAATGCACGAACATCCCATGCAGAAGCATACCCGTTCCAACCTATCCAGACTTTAGTTGGGGTACCCGAATAATTTGTAGTGTCGGAACCAATTCCAATTCGAACGTCATTGACAAAAACTGAAACTATACCGACACTGCGTTGTATTCTAACTTTATACCAAACTTTATCCGATGCGGCTGTAGTACCTGTAATAGGTGTTCCTGTTTGTGCAACTCCCATATAACCAAAGTTATTTACACCTGGATCAACAAAATTTCCAAACTCCATGGTGTTACCATTTGCATATTCTAAAAAGAGAATGGGTTGACTGCGACCAGTTCGACTATCTGCATAATAACCTGTCTTTTTCACATATGCTTGTAGCATGAAATCGCCAGTGCCTATATCGGCAAAGTCTGATAAATTATATGGATAAGTTAACCAACTGTATGGACCAGTATAACTGTTGTTATTTGAATCTTCATTGAGTGATATACCCCAACCATTTGTACTAAATGGACCAAATGTCGATGGTACGGGAAGTGCATTTGCATCCCCACCATCCGCTGAACGATTATTTAATCTATGAGGACGACCAGTTAATCCTGTTGCTTGATCAATTACGTGATTAAGTCTATGCGGCAAATATAATCTTGCTTTAGCATGAGAAAAATTTCTTCCATCAGGAGTAACTTCTCCACTTTTTGCCCAGAATTTCCAGAATCTATGAGTAGCATTTTCATAATACTCCGCTATACATTCATCTCTATCACCACTTTCTGGAAAGCAATAAACAGTAGCATTTGCATGATAAATTGGATATCTTATATAAATTACTCCGTTACCACCACGACCACCCCATATTTGTGTAGTTGATGCTCCACCGCCACCGCCAAAACCTGATGCGTTTGCTCCTAATTGATTAGTAAACGCCGGTCCAACTCCAATATTTCCTGGTTGAACATAAAAACCACCAGAACCACCATTACCACCACCTGGCGCTCTGCCAGCATTTGTCGTACTTGAGTGTGCGCCACCACCTCCACCAGAAATTCCAATGGTGTTTGGATGTCCGGCAAGACCAACTGATATTCCCGCACCACCCGCACCCGCTTGAGTTGACAAAGAAGGAGTACTTGGATTAACAGGTGAACCAGCAGAACCAGCACCACCTCCTCCACCACCGATGTAATCTGGATTTGCAAATCGTGACTCACCAGCCATATTTCCTTGCCAATAAGTATAGTCATCCGGCGTGGCACCACCACCACCGGAACCTTTCCCATCGTCTCTATCGTAGGGACCTACACGACCTGTTCCTTGAGGTCCATCACCCGGTGAAGGTGCAGCACCACTGCCACCGCCACCACCATATGCATAAAGACCTCCAACGTCTGTAAATGAGTCTCCACCTCTGAAACCAGTCCTGCCTGCTTCGGGTGGACGTGCCATACCAACTTCAAATTCGATGTAGTTACTTGCGGAACCTAGTTGTACACCTGATGCAAACATATATCCACCACCACCGCCACCACCATGTCCACCACCAGAACCACCACTTCCACCAGCAGCGACTAAAAGTGCATCGAAAAAAAGATAATCTGTGTGGTTTTGCCGGTTAGCAGCAGTGACCCATGCCGTGGTGGCATGCCAAAGTGGGTCTTTTCCACTATAACCACTGTTGTTATATGCGAAAAGAACTCTTGATAATTTATTATTATAAGCGGTTAAACCACTGTTACTGACTAATGATAATATTGGCATTAATAACCTAAACCATAAATTGTATTTGCTTGAATAACTGTATAGGTATTTGCTGCTCTTTTAAACACTGTAATTGCATACAGATTAAATTCAATACCTTGTCCGTTTTGACCTGCAAGTATACCACCACTAACATATTGCGGTACAGTATTACCTACATAGAAAAGAATATTTGCGGAATCGGGATTAGTTCTATTTGTTGCTATTAAACCACCATCAATATAAACGTTTGCAGTATGACGACCACCTGTTGGACCAGAAGCAATACCGTGCCGAAGTCCTATAGCAACTGAAACAGTTTGTCCCACATTTACTGTTGAATCAAATGTACTGACATTATTTCCACGAAGATTAAAGGTTACATTACCCGTAGTATTGGAACTAAAATAGTATAAAGTATTATTTGATACGTCTATCTGTAGATTGCCAGTAGGTGCAGTCGTAAAAATATTTGCTGTTTCTAAAACTGTAGTGACGGATATTGCAAGATTTTGAGATAAAACATTCGATGTAATTCCTCCACCAGCAAAGTTATTTGCACTAATTGCACCTAAACCAAGATTATTACCAGAAACGGATTGTATACCAAGATTGTTACCAGATATAATTTTTTGATCTGCAAGTTTATCACCAGTGATTGAATTTGATGCTATCTTTGAATTTGTAACTGCATTCGGTGCAAGTCCTGTTACAGTTACGGAGTTTGCTAATATTTGCGATGCAGAAATTTGATTATATGCAATTGTTGTACCTGTTCGATAAATCACAACCACATTATTTACACCTACAGCAGGAGGTGTTGTAAATGTTAATACACCGTCAGTAACAGTATATGCGTCACTTGGAGTTTGTTGAACACCACCAACAACAACTTCAAGATAATTTGGATCATCAATATCTCTGGTCAGAGTAAATGCGGTACAAGCACCAGAACCGTTGAACTTCTCAACGCCAACCGTAAAGGTATTTAATTCGGGCGAATTGCCAAGATAAGACATTAAGTGATCTCCAGAATCGAAGTGATAACATCAGCAGAAGATGCAATAGAAGTGTTTACTTGTAAATAATCACCTGCTTCCAATACAAGTTTTTGATCTCCACCAATAGGAACTAATGCACCACCAGGAGCAATTGTTGCATCTTTTACTAAGAACAAATTTCCTGTAATTGTTCCACCGCTTAAAATAACACTAGCGGTAATAGGTGTAGTGATGATATTAGCAATCGACATGCCAATAATTGTTGCTGAAACACCTACACCAGCAACGTAAGCATTCTGTGCTGTAACTCCAGCAGCCTTGAGAGTGTTATTCTTAAACGAATTAGCCATTAAATCCTCTGTTTTGTAAAATTATTTATTAACCAAGTGCGATTGAAAATGCAATACTCGAATCGATTGCTGAGGTAATCGTACTATAAATTGCATTGTTTGGAGCACCTATAAATGTTCCTGTAATTGTCACATTACTTAAATACGAATTACCTGAAACGTTTGCAGTAATTACATTCGCAGCGTTTGCGTATAATTGATTTATGGCTCCGCTATTTCGAACATTTAAACTTGCATTTCTACCAACTATATCAATTTGGCTGTTGGCAAGAAAAGGAGACCCATTTGCACCATCGGTAAGGTTGTTTGCAACGGACACCAAATAAGAAGTAGTTGTTACCCATTCCGAAAAAGTATTTGATGTGTTTATTTGATTAATTGCCATTTGATGCTTTCATCTGTATAAGTTCACGGAGCATATCTTTGATGTCCGTGATATCTTCCTCTAGTTTATTTACTTTATTTTTCATTTCTTCCTGTTCAGCCAACTTCTGCTTTGCCAATTGGCGTTGTGCCAAATAACTTTCTAGGCCTGCACGATCAGTATTTAGAATTGCTCTATTGGTCGTATCACGAACCAAATGTTTTTCTTCTTCTATACGAACAAACATTTATTCTCCTTATAGGCCGTCAGGTAAAGCAATAATACGCAAATCTTTAATCTTGGGAACGTCAACCGTGCTCTGACCAGTCATCACTACTTTAACAGCAAAGGTAGCAAAATCGGTAAACGTTTGTGAGCCAGTAGAATTCGTATATGTGATTTGATTGGTTACAACACCATTCGTACCAGGAGCAAAAGTCAATTCACGATAATCTGCTTCATCTGAGGATACAAAGTTGGAGTTATTAATTTGTGTCAACAAATTCCAATTTTTATCATTGAAAGATTCGGCATCACCTGGAGATAAAAACTTACCATACACGTAAATATTGGATAATCCTGGTTTATATGCAGAGAGATAAACGCGGATATCACCAGCAGTAAAACCAGATGCCAACTGAACTTTACGAGTCAGATAACGAACTTTTGCATTACCACCTTCTTTTTTATCTTCACCATTAACTATAACTGACGCACCATTTGCAGAAGTACCCACACAAATTGCACCACTATATCCAGATGCAGTTATTGCATTTGATGCAAATAAATTGATTGTTGGTGAAGTTGTGTATCCAGAACCAGAAGAAACAATCCATGCACGATTAAGTTTACCACCTACAACATTTGCACTTGCTGTTGCGCCTGTACCACCGCCACCCGATAAACTCAATGAGTATATACCATCTTGCATATTCTGACCAACGTTAGCAACAACGATGTCGGAATTGGATAATCCTAAGTTATTAATTCTGTTTTCAATCGCTAATAAATTTAAACGAGTGATATCAACCATTGGAGAAATATCTGGATTGCTACTCTGCATTGCAGTTCTCAGAACAAAAGTAGCATTTCCACTTACCGTGTTGAGAACGCGGCGACCAAATCCATCCACCATCTTATAATCATTATTTGGTATAAATGGTAAAAACCCGTGCGTTGTTCCAGTTTCATCTTGTTGTGAGATAAATTCATAATCAATCGATGTATTTGATAATACAACATCGGTTGACATAACTTGCATCAAATCAAATACTGAATTCGAAGTTCTATTTGACATATCAACTTCAAAATATGCATATCCATAATTGTTGGTATATACTTTCTTTTGTAAACTAAACATCATATCGATATTCTGTTCTGCTGTCCAAGTTGAGCCATTTTGCGATTCGAAGAAAGAACCAGTGTATGCTTGTTTAGAAATCTTTGCAGATGATGCCAAATTAACTTGATCTTTTTCTGCCACAAATGTCTCATATCCAATACTATTGGATAACAGAACTATACAATGTTCACCTGGTAATAAGAATACAGGAACCTCAAATGTAAACTGTGTATACTTTGCTGAGTCCTCAATACTTGGTATCACGCAAGTATTAACTTTATCTGGTGTCAATGTTACATCAGCATATGGATAAATGACAGATGATGATGGATAACCATTAATCACTGGACGAATCTGTAATCTTACTGGTGCTGTTACATCTTTAGTCTTGAAACAAACACGAACACTCGATAACATAATACCTTGTGGGTACTGATCAGAATTTACTAAGAATGTTTCCGCAAGCGGATCAACGTGTTTAATTCTTGTACTTGACGCGGTTTGAATATTTTGAATTCCAGATGTTGATGTTGTTCTACTCTCGGTCACATCACTTCTTACTACACTAGGAACAAATACAGAAACGGAAGTTTCTTGTTTTGTTTGAATTAAACCTTGTGAGAAAAAAGAAACATCCCCGTTTGTCGTTGAACTTTCAACAGTTCCTCTTGGATCATCAATTAAACGGAAAAGTTTTTCTCCAGTACGGAATGTATCTGTTGGCGCAGCAAATACACCCGCAACTGCACCTTCAATCGATGAAGTTAATGTGCCAATTGAGTATGATGATGTTGCATCCGGAGTTGTTGTCCATGTACCAGTAATTGTTGCTGTACGAGTTGCAGGAACATAATTTGAAATAACTGCCGATGTACCCGAACCAGTTCCACCAATAATACGAATTGTCTGACCAACATAGTCAGAAGTATTTGCAGAACCACCAGCGGAGTAATCAAGAACTATTGTAGAAGAAGTTGCACTTACGGCAGTACCGGAGAAATGATCTATTGTTGTTAGAATATTGGTCACACCTGAACTTGAACCTACAACACGAACACCACCAGTGGCATTTGACCAAGAACCATATGCTGAACGAGAAACAATATTGGTAACAAATGCATGATTATTTGCAGTCAACACCACATTTCCAGATCCCATCAATCCACCTGTAGCAACATCATAGAAGGCTACACTTTCTGGATCACCAATCGTTGTGCGATAATTTAATTGATTGTTGACAAACTTAATAAGATTTGCACGATAAACATATTTGTCAACATTTGTATTGTCGAAAAATGTATATAATGTTGTTGATGGTTTAAATCCAGTTCCAACTGCAAGAATGTTTATGTTACGCATAAACGAAACAATCGTTACATCAATAACACGATCACCCAATGATTTTGAAAGTTGTTGTGGTACAATCTGTGACAGAATACCTGAACGAGATTCATTAGTTGTAGTTGTTACTAAGAAATCTTGTGTTGTGGTTGACGATATTTGTAATTGTTTTTTACTAAGTCGTGTTTCTTGTGTTGATGTTTTTGCGCTACCAATTGCTTGTTTATCTACACCAGTCCAAGTTGTTTCCCATGCACCCCATGAGGTACTTTGAATTGATGACCATGCATCACGGGCAGCATCACCACCAGTCAAGTCAATATTTTGCGCTTCAACTCTAGTATCCGATGTCCAAACATCAGACGATGGATCAAGTTTAACCGAACCAATATAGTTAATAACATTAAACGGATTAATATTTACTGATTTGGAAGCAAGATTTTGAGTTATGAATGTCTCATCTGTTCCAGATAACGTCAGTAAAGGACCATTATATTCAACACCTGTATCAAAAACACTATTATTCGAGAATATTTTTGTCGATGTTAGATTATATGTGTTACGTGCCAAGTTATTGACAATATCAATAGAGGCATTAAAATCACGTGCAACAAAATTCGACACAGTTTTATCAACAAATGAATCTACCATTATGCCATTTTTATAACGTGGTAAGCCAGTCGAATCAAGAATTGACAAGTCTTGTTTATTAACAGTGGATTGTTCCAACAAAGAAAGCGAAGTATAATATTCAAGATTTTGAATACGTTTTTCCAAACCGCCAATATCTTTCATAGTATAACGTTTGTTTTTAAACGTTTGAATACTTGTAGATGATGCAAAACCAAGATACGCAGGATACGTCAAAATATACAATGTCATCGCTTCATCTGGTTCTGTAGGTGCAACAGGAGTTCTTGATGGAACACCTTGAATAACCTCAAACGTACCTATTCGATTAAGAATAACTCTATCAACACGTGGCAAATAATAACTATAATCTACAACAATGGCACTACCTACTGAAGGAATCTTAGGACCCGCATTATTTTCTTCAACATCAAATACATAATTATTTGCGGTAGATGCTTCTGTTGCATCTTTACGAATAGGACGAAAATCCAAATAATCACTCAAAGAATATGATACACCATCTTCGGTAGAATATGTTGGAATATTTTCGTATGCCAAATTATTTGGACCCAAACGAGTATATGAGTCAACATCAAAGTAACCAGTACCCGATGATTTGAAACGATTGTAACGAACCAATAATGGACCGGTCGGTGGAGTTTGACCTGGCTTTAATCGAATTGATGCATGATCGTAATAAGAATCTTTTTGTCCATTTGATAGAACATAACGTGATGTTACATTGTATGTCGATGATTCAGATTTATCTAATGCATTATAGTTTGCCGTGCTAATTGTTTGACCTTGAAAATCAAAAATAGCGTTAATAGAATGCACATCGGAAACAAATAAAGATTGTGGAATACCAGGTGTTCTTACTAAGATTGTATTGCTAGTGATTGCAGTCTGACCATCAAGTGCTGAAACATATACTGAAGTATTACCTGCACCAAAAATATTGTTTGTACCACCGCCAGCAGGATCAACTAAAATTGTATTTGCTTTGATGAATGTTTTTGTTTTTGATGTTGGATTTGTACCACTAATTGTAGCATAAACGTTAGCAGTTATCGATGCTCCAGGCGATCCAAGATCAATTTGACGAGTCGATGTACTAACACTCACAATACCGGTTGCAGGAACAATTGAACCTGTAGGATAAGTTGCATTACCAGATGTTACAACAATGGTATAATATTGCTGTAATGCTGACGTTGTAGATGCTGCTTGTAATGCTTCACCAACGCCAATTGGTAATGAAGTTGAAAGACCAGCACCATCAAATGAAACACTCTGATATAATCTAGAATATGAAAAACTAAAATCAGCCAAAGTATTTGGTGCTACATTATCTTCACCAACTTTAAGTAATAATGGCTCGGCATCAGTTTCGGAAATGAATACTGGATAGTGCAATACACCACCAGAAGTTGTTACTTGACGTTTAGAATATGGATGTACATTTGCACTTGCTACCCTTGTTGTACCACTAAAAAAGGCAAAAGACTCTGCTTGACCGATATCAAAATCAATCACAAACTTACTATTTGATGGAAAATATGGAGTAGTTGCTAAAACATATGGTCCACTATTTGAACCAATAGGTTGTGAAAATGGACGATCAACTGTTACTTGTCGTGACGATCCATCATAATATTTAATTGTTCTTGCAGTATCAAAAGTACCATTACCGCCAACCATACGAATTCTTGCGCCAACATAGCAATCATTGTTACCGGAGAATCCTGTTGGTAACGTAAATGTTGTTGTGTTGCCAGCAGTATTGATAAAATAACCGTTAGCACCAGACGGATCAGTTAAGTTAATAATTGAACGAGTGTTTACATCCGTTACAAACAGTTTATAAACATACGTATTCGAATCCGATGAATTTGCGGATGAATCGTAACTAATTAGTTTTACTTTTGCAGTACCAATTTTAAGATTTGCAAGGAAAGAAGTGTTACCTGCATAATTTATTAATTGTCCAGTATCAACACAATATATGTCAACGTTACCAATTTGATTAGTAGCAAAGTTACCGAAAAAAGAGTTTGCATAAACATAGTAGCCAAAATCGGCACTGATACGTTGATTATTTACATTTAAAACTGTTCTTGGTTTTTGCACAACAATTGTTGTTGGTGCAATTGTGCTAAACTCATATCCCTTAACATATGCTTTACCTGGACTTAAAGTAACATTTGCATATGCATTATTTGCTAAATTATCCGACATACCAATATCAAAAGACTTTACAATATAGTCTCCAGATTCATCATAGGTACGGCGAGCCAATTCATCACCTAGTGGACCATAGACTGGAGTTTGAATAACACTCTTTTGAATACCATCTTGGAATTCAGACAATTGTATAAATTGTGAAAGATCAATACTGTTGGTTGGACGAGTTGTTAGCGTCAGTGTAATTTTATAACGATCGGCACCTGGTGCTTGAAAATTAGATGCTGACTGTGCGGGATCCAGCAATGATGTATCTTGAGTGTAGTTTACAAGTTCTTCGGTAATTTGAAAACCAACAAGTGCAGTTGAATTCGCACGATCATATTTTGAAATTGCTACAGATTGCGGTTGATTTTTTACAAAAAAACCTTCGTAGTAGAAAACTCCACTATTAATTGAGAATGCTTTTGAGTTACCAAAAGCATCACTTGAAGCAGTGTTTGCATAATAATTAATAGCATTTGCAGCAGTATTTGCAGTAATAATTGTTTCACTGGTGGTAAAGTTATCACCATACATCGGATTTATGATAAGTGTAATTGGTTGACCTGCGGCAGAGTCCGCAGCATATGCTTTTAGAACATATGCTTTTTTTGTACCAGAAACATTCGTAATATATTCTTGATCAAAATTTGAAGCAGCAATATCATTACCTGAATATGTGGAAGCAAGATTAATATATGCGGTATTCTGAACAAAAATTTGACCGCCAGTTACAATTGAACCAGACTTAAATACGTGATCACCAAACTTTTTAATTTGGTCTTGTAGAATTGTTTGAGATTGAGTTAGTTCACGGGACTGTACCGCATATCCTGGTTTATACAGAATACGATGAAAGTTTTTATCTTCATTGAAATCATCATAGTACGGATCAACATTGAAATTTGTGTTTAGTGCCATTTATTAACCTTTAGAATCTAACAATAAGTCTGATGTTTTCTGCTTGACCATCTGCTCTAGTGGTCTTGACTGCGTTTTCTGTATAAAGAATATCGCCAGAATATGGCTGAAATCCTGGTGTTGTTGAACCAATAATCAAACGACTTGTACCTGAAGTTGATCCGATCAACGATAAGCCAGTTGTGAACGAGCCTTTTACATTAGTCAATTTAATTACACTTGAAGTTTGATCGACAACAAATCCATATGCACTTGCAGTTGTCGGTGATGTTCCTTGATAAACAAATTCATCTAATGTATACGAAGCACCAGTATCAACTGAAACATCGGTAGTAAGTGATACAACTGAATTTGCATTTGCTTGAGACACCACATTAGCATCAGCATATTTATGAGGGTCTACAAAAATACCATATTGTCTAAATGTTGTATTAGCAGATATCTTCCCATTTTCAGTAGAATCAATCTCACCAATTTTTACGGCAACCATAATATTATTTGCACCAAGTTCTTTTGCTGGATTATATGCATGTCCATATTTGGGATCAAGAATGCAACGAAGAGTAGCATTACTTCCTGTACCATAAACATAAGCATTTGCACGTGAATATCCCGTACCAATTGTAGATACTGTTGCTTTGGTCACATAACCAGCAGCATTTACAAGAGGAGTTGCTGATATACTTGTACCATCACCATCAACATAAATTCTAGTAGTTAAAGACAATTGATTTGCTGCTGTTACACCACCGCCAGCAGCAGTTGTTGAAGTAGATAACGTAATTTTATTATTTGGAACATCTACAAAAGAAATATATGTGCCAGGTGTAATACCTGTACCTGCTATGGACATATTTGCGGCAACATTAGTTGTATTTGCAAGAGTCAGAACTGTACAACCAGTTGCAAATGATAATGTGGCAGATACATTATTCTCATAGTATCCTGAACCCGTGTTCGTGACAACAATCGTAGAAAGTTCTCCATCAACAACACCAATGACATTAACGCCGTAATCAATCTGTGCAGTAGAAGTTGGTATTGGAATCCAAGTGTTTGTCAAGAACTTGTTGGATGGTTTTACGTTAAACATATACTTCCAAATGTAACCATCAGAAGTAGCAATGTTACCATTCGAAGATGTGTAGTCACCACTTGGCTCTACAGTGGAATTTGCAGAAGCATTGTTCGACAAACACTTATAAACATTTCGAGATGTAGTCATTACATACATCGGTTTAACGTTCAAAGAAGTATTTCCCGTCAGCAATTCGTCAAATGAAACGGCATCATCATATTGTTTATACTTTGTACTTGATGTCCAACTAACTCTTGGAATAACAAATTCAACATCATTGCCCGTAATTTTTTTGGCGGCAATCATGTTGTCCCAAGAATTTTTTTCATCAGCAATAGAATCTATGATTGCTGGTGGTGTGTTCTCATTGATATATGCTAAATGATTACCAATGAATACATATCCAACAGTTGGAGATGGTTCATAGAATGATTCTCTGAACTGTGATGCCGCAATATATGCTATTTTTTTAGAAGTTGCTGAAGTCATGACTGTATTTATTTGTTATTTCCATATAATCATTTCCTGACCATTAGCGGTCTGGCTAAATGTTCCTACGCTGTTGACTCTTATAATTGCTCCTGTGCCACCACTATTTGGTGTGACATTTGGAGCATAGAAGTATTCACCAGATGTGCTAGTTGTAACTCTACGAATTGCACCATTTGATGAATACACTTCAATTGAACTCTGTGCTGCTGTATTTGTTCCCGTAAAACCTACATCAATAACTGCTATTGTTTCGGTATTCGATACACCAGACATAGTAAAGGTTGCATTCGTTACCACATTACTGTTTGCTGTAATCGTTACATTTGCTGTGTATCTTGCATTTGAAGATGTTGTAGCAATTAAATTTGCAGCATTACTTGTATTCGCATTATATGAAATGCGAAATGACGCAGGTATTGATGGACTTTGTGCCAATCCTGTCGCAGGATTTATAACATTTAGAACTGTAATATTATTACCATTTGCATACAATCCAGTTCTATTTATCACCGTTCTTATGATTGCTCCAGTGGCATTTACCACTGCGGAAACGTTGGCAACTGAGTTTGCACCACCACCAGTGAAAGTTATATAACCGTTGACATATCCAGAACCACCATCGGTAGCAAATACTTCAGTGATTGAAGTCGCTACGGTGTTTGTGGTCACGGTTGGAGTTGTTCGATACAGCCCAACATTTGTAATTGTAATTCTACGAATTACACCATTAGCAGCATGAACTTCATATGTTCCTGTAGCGTCGATAACTGGATTACCTCCAGTGAATACAAGATTGCCATTTGCAAGTGCTACACCATTGTATGTTACGGTATTTGCAGCAACAGTCGCAATCGAAACTGGAGTTGTATTCAATACAGCAGTTGGTGTTGATGAATAAAGACCAGAATCCAAAATCGTATACTTACGAACTGCGCCATTTGATGAATAAACTTCAATCGCAACTTGTGCTGAACGATTTGCAGTACCACCACCAGAGAAAATAATTATACCGTTGGAATGTGCTCCACCAACATTAATTGTGGAAGAGAAAACATTAGCAATTACAACATTTGCATTTGTATTTGGTGTTGCAACAGTTGGATCACTTTCATACAAACCAGAATCATTAACGGTAAGTGTTCTAATTGCGCCGTTAGAGTTATATACTTCTACGGACACATTCGCATCACGAAGGGGGGCACCACCAGTAAAACTCAAAAAACCATTAGCATAACCAGCACCAGGATTTGTGATAGTAATAGAGTTAGCATAAAGAACTTTATGTGGATTACTTGCTGGCAGTGCAATAGGAACATCAGAATACAATCCACCACTTACCAATGTGACACTTTGTAAGTGTCCTGTTCCATTTGCAACTACTGTAGCAACAGCAGGAATCGCTTCATCAGCATTTGACAATACAATATCGCCACTTTCATATCCAGAACCAGTATTCAAGATTGAAAGGGTTGTTATTGTTCCACCACCATTTGCAAATATTAAAAACCCATTTGAATAACCCGAACCAGAATTTGCAATCCAGATATTGCTGACATTAGATGACACCAACAACGATGTATTGCTTACAACGGAGTTGATTGTACGAATCTCACCATTGACTGCAATTCGTGAACCTGATGTAATTACACCACGGGAAAGTGCAGAATTGAATTTTGTGTTTGTGCCGGTAACAGCAATTCTACCATTACCAACGTTGACTGTGCCAGCGATTGTTAAGAACTGGTCATCAGTTGCAACATTTATCGTAGATACACTTACATCTGTTAAATCAATTGTGTTTGATTTATTGAAGTCTGCATATTTCACAAAACCAACAGGATGCAATAAATCTTTTAATATTTGCTTATAACGATAGAATTCAACTTGCGAAGATATAACATATGAATAATCAACGTAGTAATCTTGACCAGCAAGTTTTCTTTCTGTCGATGATATAATAGAATCGGATGTTGTCCAACGTCCAGGTGAACTCAGATAAGAACGTTCAATTTCTGCATTTGCTGTTGCCGTTCCTGAACCACCAGAAATAGTTACAATAGGAATATATTCATATCCCGAACCAGGATTTAAAACTTGTATTGAAAGAATTTGTCCTGGTTGACCAGCACCAGTTGCAAGTAACGATTCACCATCAGAAACAAGAGAATCAATTGAGATATTAGCACCAACACCACCAGCGGATGATATTGTTACTGAAGGAAAACTATTTTGTGTATAATTGATTCCGCCTTTAGGATGTCTACCAAATACACCAATCTTTTTATTTGCTGCTGAATATGTGAATGGTGAAGTAACAGATAATGTTAAATTATCCGAGATAGATGAAACGATCCGTGACTCATTGTTAATATCAATTTTATCACCAATACGCAAATCAGTTAAGAATCTTGTTCCAGTTCCACCAACTGCTGATGATGTTGCAGTAACAGTTGCAGTTCCAACAATTCGTGTATTTGCCATTCCAATCGTCACAACACCACCAGTCAAATTAATTGCTCCTACTGTAGCAGCGGCGGCCTCACCATATGTTCCTGGTGGATTTACTCCGAATATAATTTCATCTCCGATTGCATAACCAGAACCAGTGTTACTAACACTAATACGCCCAACTGATCTTAAACTTTTTGGTGAACGAAGTGCAGATGGAACTGGACCATAAGGGGCACCAAAAGCATCAAGTGTTGGTGTTGTTGGTGTTGCACCAGATGTCAATAAAACTTTTACATTTGTGATTGGACCAACAGACAATGTTTGAAAACCAAGAACATCAACAATTCGTGTGTTTAGATTTGGACTTGTTACTGCAATCGAATTTGCAAAAGCATAATTTGCAGAACTCAACACAGTTGATTCATAAGGGGATACAATATCTGTCGATACAATAAAACTATTAGCAGAATTTACTCCAGTTTGATCAATACCATCAACAACAATAGTTAATGTAACATCACCATTTCCAGACACACCTACTGGAGAAAGGTTTGCAAATCCCGCACCACCACGTAAAACGGAAGAAGTTTCGATTAATCCTTTAAAAATAGACGATACTGAACCAACAGCATTTACCGAAGCATTACCACCAGCAACTATAACTGGATCACCTATTTGATAATTAAAACCACCATTAGTGATATTGAATCGTCTAACAATCGAGAATGTTGATGCTTGAATATTGATTGTATTTCCATACGGATCATCAGGATTAATAATTGGTATTGTTACAGATTCACCATTAAGAAAATCACCATCTAATGATTTGGTGTTGATCAACAATTCAACAGGTAAACCCAGATTCAACGTGTCTGAAATAATACGTCGATTTGCCTGTTCAATAATTGCACTTGCGCCAGATTTAATACCAGTAACTTTACGATTACTTAAAAGATCGGTATCAAAGTTATTATATACGACACGAACAATTGAATTGTTTGCTGGTGCTGTTACAAAATTTAATTTACGATATTCTTTATTAATGAAAAACGTTGATGTTTGGAGAGTATCATTTACAAACACACTGATATCATCAGACCCAACAATCTGTGCTAAAGTAAATGTTTTTGTTACACCATCACCAGTATAAACTGAAGCAATGTCTTGATTAATACGAAGTTTATTATCAATTTGCCATTTACTGCTAGATGATTTTAAAACATTATTTTTAGGCAAAAGAACATCGATGTCCACACCAAAAAGCAATTGAAATAATAACTTGAATGATGCATCACTACCTTTTGACTTATACAAAGGTACAAGATGCTTGAATAAAAGTTCTTTATTTGCTTGAACTTCTAAAGGTATTAGTGGAGCATATGTGTTATAAAAGTTTGTTTGAAAATCTTCTAATGACGAATCAACATCACGAATGTCACGAAGTGTTTTAGCGGTTGATACAAGATTATTTGACGTTATACCAGTATTTGCGGTTCCCTCAAGAAACTCATAATAGGCTTCTAGAAAAGTAACAAATGTGGGATATTCATCCCTGACGAATTCGGGAACTTGACGATTAATGAGTACGGATGTTTTTAAATCTAATGACATTATACAGTTTCTAAAGTTGTGCTAATTGCGGTTGGATCATCCACATCTAAGGTAACAATTGTGTTCTTAGTTGTGCCAATAATGCCCTTTTCAGATTCTATTGACAAACGAATATAATCATCAGTTGAAGATACTGACTTTATGTAGATATCATTAATAGTGACTATGCCAGCATCATAATCAACTGTACCCGCAGTAGCATCTACAACTTGCCGTTGTGCATTATTATCATAATACACAGTTCTTAATTCACCAGTGCGGGCATCAATAACAGCCTCTGCCGTTGCACCATATCCACTACCACCAGAAATTGTTATAGTGGCACGTGTATAATCAATACCACGATTTGTCACTTCAATACTTTGAACTCTACCATTCACAATAGTTGCGACTGCATTTGCTCCAGTGCCATCACCAGTAATAGTAATAGTTGGTGAACTTGTAAATCCTTGTCCAGGATTAGTCACGCTTATACCAGAGATACCCGAAAATGATTGTGGAATCTCATCAAACTGAACTATTTGATCCATACCATCAGCATCGACCACTGTGAAAAATGTAGAAGAAAGTTTGTTACTAATTGTACCACGGCGAAGTGGAACATTAAAGTAAACAGTGTATGGTTTAGATTGTGAGGTTACAGGTTTAAATCTTTTCTGCAAACGAACCGAAACTTTAGAACCAATAATAGAATTAGAATCAGTAGCATCAATAACATCTTGAACTTTTGATAGAATAAATTTAGAATCAAACTTATCAAGATATGTTGCTTTGTATGCCAAAATAGCGTTACGAATACCCGTTTTTAATTGATCAGTAGTTAGCACAGTTTTCTTTGGATCATAAGATACAGTAGAAGAAATCAACAAATACAAATATTCTGGATCACGAATGATTGTTTGTACAGCAACTACTGCTTTTGGTGCAATAATTTCATCAATAATTCTTTGTTTCTCAACGTCAGACAAATAATAATTTTGTTTTGGTTTAAGTGCAATAAACACACGACCATATGTTGGTGGTGTTTCATCCTCACCACCCCACACCGATACCGAATCTATAGCAGGATAGTTTTTCTTGATATATGATTCATAATCTTTAAATGTGACCAAACGATTCTGTGTGGTAAACTGAAGGGGTGCTGAGAATTTAATCTCATCTACAGATTCTCGTTCTGCACCACCAGATGCCTCACCTACAGGACTGATTATAAAGTTTGTCTGCGAATTAAATAACGAGTCTGCTAATGTTCCAGTTGCCACAAAATTATTTGCTTTATTGGCGGCAGCACCATTCGTAATCAAATATGTCATCGATACAATATTACCATTCGTTATAGATTTACCAATTACATTATTACCAAAATAAATGTCATATCTTTCACCTCTATTTTCTTGTAAATAAAAAACTGGAGAAGATGTTGTGACATTACTAGAATCTGTTGCTAATGTAAAAGTTTCAATAGCAGTATTTGTTGAGGATGCTTGTACCGTCAAAGTAAGTGTTGAAGTATCTACTCCAGCATCTGGAACTGAAAATATTTGTTTTGGATTTGTTAATTGATCATAAGTATAATTATATGTTACCAACTGACCTTCATGTATAGGTAATTCTAAGAATGTAAAATTTGTATTTGATTTTGTTACTAGCGTTTCTTGAAGAGTTACAAAGTTATAACTAATACCATCAATCTCATCAGACAAGAAAGAAAATCCTTTTGGGATAGTTAATGTTGCTGGCGTGGTAGAATTTGTTACTACAGTAAAATTCAAAGTTGCACGTGGAGCCTTACGTGAATATGGAACATAACCTAAAACTTTAGCATGAGAAATAACTGAATCACGAAGCAGTGCTGTATCTAAAAACGATTCATTAGCAACCATGTTTAGATAATAGGAGTTATAATGAGTATTGTAAGCAAGAATATCCAACAAAATATTCAGACCAGAACCTTCAAAATCATAGTCTGTAAACTCAGATTGTGCTTGTAAAAATGTTTTTAGATTCTGCTTGATCTGATCAAAATCAAGTTCAGTTACTCTTAGACGGTCTGTCATGTTATCTTATACGCTCTAAAAAGAAGTTAATCGTTACTGGATTTGGGGAGTTGACGATGAAAAACACCATTCTAACTTTGTATCCATTCTCATCTGGTGCTGGTATTGCAGTAATAGATTCAATTGCTACTCTAGGTTCATAGTTGCTTATCGCTTCAGACAATTTGCGTTCAATCGAAGCACCAAAAACGGAATCAACTGGTTCAAATAATAAACCTCTAATTCCTGCTCCAAAGTCTGGTTGAAATGGCTTCTCATAAAAATTGGTAGAAACCAAATTCTTGACAGCATTGATTACTGCCTTTTCATTATAATGCATACTCACATCTTTTTTAATTGGATGTGGAGTAAAGTTCAGATCAAGGTCTTTAAATGACCTTTCTGTAATAATTCTTGGTTCGTTTGACGTTATTGTTGTTGACATGTTTTATTTATCTTAGTCTCCAATGAACACTGTGCCAGAACCAGTCTCAATTACATTAGTTCCTGCCGAGTTCACATCTTTTTCACTTCCAGTGCCCTGATCACCAGTATCAGCAGTGTCACCAATACGAGCAGCACCCATCGTTCCTTTATTAATGTTGACGGTTTTACCGTTTATTCTAATATCACCTGTAACATTCAAATCATAGTCACCATCAACATACATTTTTACCGAACCTTGAACATACACCGAATCAGTTCCAACTACTACGGTAAATTTATTGCGTTGTATTCTTTCTGAACGATCACCTAGTGGACCATACTCAACATACGAACCTGAACGATGATATAGATGAATTCGTTCAGCACCTTTAGTATCATCAAACTCTAATGCGTGTCCTGATTCAGATTCATATACATTATTATATGGGTACTTAGCAGCATAGTATGAATCTGGTTCTACCTTGCTTGCCTTTTTTGTTTTCTTTGCTGCATTAATTGCTGATGGGTAGTCAGAATCATTTCTTGCTAAACGTGATGTAGTTGGTTCATCCAACTTTCGTGGATAATTTGTAGCAGACTCATCAGGCTTTACAGGTGCTGCCGCAAGTTCAGTAGATGTTCTTGGATCACAAAAACCTTGTTGAGGATTTCCAGCAGACAAAGGAATACCAGGAAGTGTACCTATAATAATTGGATCTTGTCCATTATAACCATCAGAAAAAAAACCCACTACCATATCAGACTGTCTTGGTGGATATGGATTAGCATTATTTGTTGGCAGCATCACTTGTGCCCACGGTAATGAATCCGTAGGTAGCAACGATTTATTATCTGTATGCCAACCGACACAACGTACACGACACCTACCTAGTTTCAATGGATCATTGATTGCTTCAACAACACCAACGAACCAAGTGAATCCATTTTTACCAGCAAAGTCTTTATTATCTTCAGTATGATCCATAGGTCTTTATTGCTTGATTTTGATCTGCCACACCTTGTGGTACAAATCCAAGTTCGTTAGATGTTGTAGCAACTTCCAAAACTGTTTCATGCTTTTCAAATCCAATAATGTGACGAGTAGCAACAATCAAATATTTACCACTCAATCCACGATCTTCATTTTCATCATCACCAGATTCTTTTATAGAAAAGTCTGGTACTCTCATGTTTAGATTAAATCCTGATGTCAATTGAAAATTGCCAGGCATAACTAACTTGATTCTTTTATTCATCAAATTGGTCATAACTGCTTTACGTTGAAATACAAAATCTTCTTGCGTCTCAACTTTTGATATTGACGTTGGGTCATACTTCTTCACATATTCACTATATTTCCTATTCGCACCAAAACTACTTACCGTTTTTTTGGAATTGTATGCTTCAGTTGCCAACTCACCACCACGATTTGTAGACTGTGCCAAGTTAGGAGTTTTATTACCATGCTTCATTGCATTGTAATGATCTTCGAATCCTATCTTTTTTGTTCCAATCGATCTAGTAATAGGATCAAATCCAATAAATGTACCTGCGTTTACACCAGATCGTGTTTGTTCTATCTTATCAGTCTGATTAATTACCTCATAACTTCTTGGACTTAACAAATCATTTACCGCATTCGTATCATTCAAATTCTTTGCAGAAAACCTTATATTAAATAGACTATCTTGCGACAATAGTGTCGATAGAGATGCGTAGTTGTAACCAAGATTATTCTCAAAAAACACATAGTTTGGCGACTTCTTTTCATCTATCGATCTTTTAGCACACCATTCAATTGCTTCAAGAGGTTTTAGATTTGGTATAACAATATCACGAATACCTGAGGTGTTCTCAAATATTCCATTCAGTTTGGTGCTAGGTGCTTTAAGATAATTCACTAATATCTTTTGAACAATATCTGTGTAGGTTGTTTTGTATGCTTGATTAATTCTCTGTTGATCTGAGAAAATAAATTCATCAGATACAAATTCTAAGTTGTATGTCTCACTATTTTGATTTGTGTTCTTACGTTCGGACTGCTTGTATATTCTAAATGCTTTCTTCAAACGGAATGCGGCAGAGTCTGTGTCTTTACCTATATTTACTAGCAACACTTCTGAGCCATCAAAAAGAAGTTTACCAGAAAGACCCACAGAATCATTGATACTTATAACACCTGTCATAACAGGAGAAAGAATAGAATCGAAGATGTTTATTTCCCCATATATTTTGGAGATGTCCAATACACCTTTTTTAGTAACTATAGAAAGTTCGTTTAGGTTAAATCTAGATGCTTGTTCTGGAAAAGATACCGACATTATTCACTCAAAGTAATTACACGTTTAAATTCATTCATCAAACCAGATTCAGTAACAAATTCCGATCTTAGTAATCTTATTTTTCGTTTAGCATCATTCGATTCAACTTCATAATCATAATAAGTCAGAGTTGATTTGGAAATTGTTTGTGTAACCCTACTACCATCATGCAAAGTATAAGTTGCTGTGGTTACAGGTAAACTTGTATGTGTATTGGCGTCAATTTCAACTTTTTCGATAATTTGATTTTTAGTTGGTTTTGAACTCAAACGAGTAATTGTTTTATAATACGCCTTCACATTACCCGCATCCATTGCCCACTGTATTCCTGTTTGGAATGGTGAATGTATTGCACCTTGATGTGCATACTTATCATTAACGTACTTAATAAGTGTTCGTTGATCTAATGGCCAATCATACTGTGGATCAATTATGTTATTGAACATCAAAACAATCCAATGTTTTTCTGGTGAGCCATAATACTTTGATGCAATCATTTCGGGAGTATCACCGTCTTGAATCTCATAGGGATAAAATATTGATGAATTTTGTTTTAGACTTTCTTCAAATCCAAATCGAGAAATAATATTCGTAACCGTATCATATGCAGACGAATCATTCGAATTTGTATATGGTGTAGTTGGAAAAAAGTTGAAGTATTTTGCCATTAGTTTTTCTCTGTCATACCTTTAAAAGCAGTTTTCAGTTTATCGGCAGCATTGAATGCGGCTCTACCTTTATAACCACCTGGACCTGTTCTGAACGCTTGTTTAGTAACAATGACAGTTTCTTTAAAGTTTAAAGTCATTTGTATTGCTGTAGGCATACCTGTGCGACCTAAAGCAGGAGTATTTTCACCTGGCATCTCATAAGCAGACCAACCATTTGGTGCATAATTAACTTGTATGCCAGTCATCACGCAGCGACCAATTGCTGGTATATTTGGATTAGGTTTGCCACCATAGTAAAATTGAATATCAAACTGTGACGGTGGAATTAATAACAGACCCGAACTACCAGCATCAATTTCGGGTGCTTGATGAAAACGGAATCTTTCAATAATATTTTGAACTTCTAATGCTTCTCTTTCGTCACGTGGATAGAACATAAATTCATAAGAAAACTCACGGAATGATGGTGATTGGTAAATCAATTCCAACATAGGATTATTAACACCACCAAGTGCTAAGAATGCTCCCGCTGTTGCCGAGCCTTGTCCAATAAATTTACCTGCTTTTTCTTGTAGTGCTTGGGCAGCAGCAATAATTGCAGTATCGGCCGCTTTATTTGCAACGCTACCTTCTTTAGAACCTTCAATTAGAGATTTACCTGCCGTGGCCAATTTACCACCCAACTCATTTCCAAGTTGTAAATCACCATATCCTTGAGAATGATCAAAACTTATCGTATCTGGCATGTACAGAACAATAGAGTCTGAGGTTACTTTCGTTGTTTGTAAAAGAGATTTATTTTCAATATCTTTAACACTTTCCACATATTGATCTTTACTAAAAGATTGTTTGGAAACAGATGCAGATGAACTACCAAATGATGTTGAAATTTCTTTACCAAATAGAGTTTTACCTTTAGTAAAATCATTGACGGCAGAATCAATTTTACTATTAATTTGTGATGCAAAACTTGTACTTGGCTTGGAAGCACCCTTGTAGTTCTTTAAGGTTTCTTGTTCTGGACTTCTTTTTATACCCTCAAATTGAGAATTGTTTTGCTGGAAAATATGAAAAATCATGTAGTGACCTTTATCATAATTTCCAACATCAAGGGGATATCTAAACGTATTAGCAAGTTTGCCTGTTTTTTTGCCTTCTTCGTAGAGTACCGCTAAAGGTCCTCGTCTATTTTCTTCTTGGGAAATTGTTATATCAGATAAACCGAAAAATGCCATGGTTGTCCTAAGTAGGTTGACTAGATAGTATTTATGTCATATAAAGGTAAATTTACTCCCAAAAACCCACAAAAATATAAAGGGGATGCGACCAACATTATCTATCGATCGTCATGGGAAGTAAAAGTCATGAAATATTTAGATGACCATCCAGATGTCATTTGGTGGGGTTCTGAAGAACTTGTTATACCATATTGGAGTCCAGTTGACAATAAAAAACATCGATACTTCCCAGATTTCGTTGCTAAGATAAAGCAGAAGAACGGTATAGTCAAAACGTTTGTCATTGAAGTCAAACCAGAGGCTCAAACTAAACCCCCAACTCAAAAACGTAAAACTAAACGCTACATTCAAGAAGCGGCAACTTATGTTATCAATCAATCTAAGTGGAAAGCGGCAACAGAGTTCTGCAAAGATCACGGATGGGAATTTCAAGTCATCACAGAAAAACATCTAGGAATCTAAGATAAATACTAGATGGCTACCAGAACACTCATAGACAGAATCAAAGATTCTCTTGCAAAGCAGGGATTTGAAATGCGATCCCGTGAGGCAAGAAATTGGCTCAAAGCAAAAACGGGCGCACTTAAACCCACCAAGGCCGACTTGATGCGTGACAAACAAAGACTTAAAGAAAGGTCTTTTATTGGTAGAATGTACTTCTATTTCTATGATCCAAAAACGAAAGATTCGTTGCCATACTACGATAAGTTCCCATTGGTTATACCAATAGAACGATATCCAGACGGGTTTTTAGGACTCAATCTACATTACATTAGTCCAAAGCAACGTATACTTCTTTTAGATAAATTGAGTACATTACTCACTGACGATAACTACGATGAGAAAACTAGACTCAGAATTAGTTATGATTACCTAGCAAAAGCATCAAAAATGTATCAGGCTAAACCATGTATTAAACGATATTTGTTTAGTCAAATTCAATCTAGATTTTTAGAAATAACAGCAGATGAGTGGGACATTGCAGTAATGTTGCCTGTTGAATCATTTGCCAAAGCAAAGAAAAACAAAGTATGGTCAGAATCAGAGGATAAATTCTAATGTCGTTTTCACCCAATCTATTTCTATCAAACATCAATGGCAAAGGTGGCCCTGCTCGTTCTTGTAGATTTGAAGTTGTATTACCTATACCCCTTTATATTGGACAATCAATAGGAAATTCGTTTTTGGAAAAAGTGTTAAACTTTCCGAATTCAATATTTACTGACGTATCTGATGCAATCAATAATGCTATGGGTAGTGAATCGGATGGAATGAAATCATCAAATCCTTCCGTATCTAGATATCTTGCTCTTCAATGTGAAGCAGCAGAATTGCCTGGTCGCACACTAGAAACCGCAGACGCACGAATATATGGTCCATCATTCAAAGTGCCTTATCGAATGCAGTATTCGGAAACTACATTAACATTTATATGTACCAATGAATTTTATGAACGTAAATTATTTGAACGCTGGATGGATGCTATCATTCCATCTGATACAAACAATCCTCGTTTTCCAAAAAGTGCAGCATCAAGATATTTAACGGATATTCGTATTATACAATATGACGATATAGTTCGTCAAATTTATGCAGTTGATTTGATTGATGCATTTCCAACTGGCATTTCACCTCAAGCATTAAGTTGGGGTGATGATGCGTTTCATCGTTTATCGGTTCAATTCAGTTATCAGAAGTATCGTTCTATCTTTGAAGGTAAATACGATATAGGACAAACACTTGCCTCTTTAGGTGGCAGTGCAGCAACAAGATTATTATCATTCTAATTGAGAGGAAATTATGTTACCAAAACTTGATGTACCAATCTATACTATCAAACTCATTTCAAATGGTCAGGATGTTCGCATTCGTCCATTCCTAGTAAAAGAACAAAAGTTGTTTCTGATGGCGGCAGAATCAGAGGACCCAAAAGAGACAATCAATACCATTCGTCAAGTTTTAAAGAACTGTGTAATCGATGAACTTGATATTGATAACTTGCCTACATTTGATCTCGAATATTTGTTTATGAATCTTCGTGCTCGATCAGTGGAAGAAGTTGTTGAACTGAAGTATAAGTGTAACAATGATATTACCGATGATAAAGGTGAGACAAAGAAGTGTGCTGGTTCAGTAGATTTCAGTTTGAACTTGTTAGAAATTGAACCAACAAAACATGAAGATCATGAAACAAAGTTTATGTTAAATGAAAAAGTTGGTATCTGTTTGAAATATCCAACATTTGAGATGATTCAGAACTATGAGAACATGGACGAGAATCAAATTCTGGTAAATGTACTGATTGATTGTATCGATTATTTGTACGATGATGAACAAGTATACTACGCTAAAGATACACCCAAAGAGGAGTTGATGGAATTCATCGATTCTATGCAACAGAAAGACCTTGAGAAAATTAAAAAGTTCTTTGATACGATGCCTGAAATTAAAAAAGATGTTCACTTCAAATGCGGCAAGTGTGGATACGAGGAAGACATTGAGATTAAAGGTCTACAAAATTTTTTCGTTTAATATTTCGTCATGAATCACTAGGTAATTACTATCAGACAAACTTTGCGATGATGCAACATCACAAATACAGTTTGTCTG